AATCTGGATTTCATTTGAAATATCATCGTGGTGATGTTCGTAATTTTAAATTTCAAGATTCGACATTGATTACTTCTATCTTTACTTTACAATTCATTCCAGAGAATCAAAGGCGCGATATTGTAAAACAAATCTATAGTGGATTGCGCCATGGCGGTGCATTCATTTTTGCAGAGAAAACTATTTCCGAATGCTCAAAGATCCAAGACATTCGCACATTTACATATTATGATTACAAAAGAGATCATTTTACATCAGATGACATTCTAAATAAAGAGCGAGAATTGCGACATATGATGAAATTAAATACTCGAAATGAATTATTGAGTATTTGCGCTGGTGCTGGATTTGACTTTAAACGCATGGATACATTCTGGCAAAATCACGGATTTACAGCATTTATTGCAATAAAGTAGCAAAAAAACAACAAACTTGGTGTTGTTTTTGTGCAACACCAAGAAAAGCCTTGACTTTCGTGATGATCAGAGTAGAATTGATCTTGTGGTGAGACAGAAACAAGGGAGTTCGAAAATGCATTCACAGATTCACAATCCGTCCGCGTATGAGGCTGGTATCAAGCGTAACATCGTAATGAATGCTCGGACTACGTTCAATCGTACCTATCCCGACGCGCAGGAGATGTTCGATTTCCTGTGGGCTAACGCCAACAAGAATTCGTTCTACCAAAGCCTGTTGACTGCTCTTGACAAGTATGGCAAGCTGACCGAAAAGCAGGTGATTGCTCTTCGGAATTCTATTGCAACCCAAGCAGAGCGTAAAGCAAAGTTCGAAGCTGAACGTGTTGCTAAGATTGCTACCATGACCCACGTCGGTCAGCCAGGTAAAAAGGTGACCATGACCTTGACGGTCAAGGCAGAAATTGAAGTTGAGCGGACTCGCTACCACTGGTACGATTCGGGAATGTCCCTTCTTCGTATCTGTGAGGATGAGAACGGTAACGCTGTTGTTTATAGCGGTACTGCTGAGTTCCCTTCGAAGGGTCAGACGGCTCAGGTGGTTGCGACGGTGAAAAGCCATCGCGAGTATCGTGGTGCTCCTCAGACGGTGATCAGCCGTCCGAAGATTCTCTCTGTTGTCCAGCCGCAACAGGTTGAGGAAGAAGCAGTTGCTGCTTGACAGCGCGTTGGTGGTTTGCTACTATAGGTGGGTAAGGGAGAAATTCATATGACTGAGAACGTACAATTTACCAAGTCTACCTTAGTTCGATTGCTCGCAACAGAGAATCTGATTGTAGAGCACCGCAAGGTTCCGACTGCTTCGTTTGATCTTAAAAACCGTAAGATCACATTGCCAATGTGGCAAGACATTACTCCAGAGATTCAAGAATTGCTTTATGGCCATGAGATTGGCCATGCAATTGATACGCCAGTCGAATACATTGAATGCCATAAGGCTGGTGGTGCAGAATTCGGTACATTCTTAAACGTTGTCGAAGATGCCCGAATTGAACGGATGATTAAAGATCGTTATCCAGGTCTACGCAAATCGTTTGCTCTTGGTTATCGTCAATTTGTCGAGCGTGATTTTTTCGAGATTAAAGGCAAAGACGTAAACAAAATGCTGTTGATTGATCGAATCAATTTGCATTTCAAGATTGGCGCTTTCGCTAACGTCCAATTCAATAATGCAGAAGAGAATGCATTTGTTCAAGAAATTGAGAATGCACAGACTTTTGATGAAGTGAAAAGCATTGCCACTCGCCTTTACGATTATTGCAAAGGTGAATTAGAGCAGCGTAAGCAAGAAGCTGAACAAAATGCTGAGGCTCAGCGCCAACGCGGCGACATTGATGAAGAGGAAGACTTTGGCGGTTTTGATGAAGACGATTTTGATGATTACTCAGATGAATCGGGTGATGATGTAGAGAATCAGAATCCAGAAGATTTTGATCCAGAAACTGATGGTGAAGATTCAAGTAGTGGATTCTCCAATGAATCATATAATAATTCTGATGATGAAGAATTGTCGGATTATCGTGGAACAGTAAAGTCTCTTACTGATGAAAGCCTAGCAAAATCTTTAAGTCAATTGGTCGAAGATCGCAAAATTGCTATCGGTGTTCTTCCAAGTCAAACTAAGTTCCAAGCAAAAGATTACATTGTGCATTGGAAACAATTGCAGAATAAATTCTTTGAGAATGACTATTATACCGACAAAGACGGTTATGACAATACTCTTCTAAATGCTTTTGAGCAGCGCAATAAAAACGCAATCAATTATCTTGTAAAAGAATTTGAAATGCGTAAAAAAGCAACCGAGAATCGTCGCATTACAGTTGCAGATAGCGGTAAGTTAGATACTAACAAACTGCATACCTACAAATTCAATGACGATATCTTCCGCAAGATTGGTTCTGTTGCAGCTGGTAAGAATCACGGTATTGTAATGTTCATTGACTGGTCTGGTTCAATGACAGATAACATTGAAGGAACAGTTGAGCAATTGCTTACTCTTACGACATTTTGCCGTAAAGTGAATATTCCTTTTGATGTTTATGCATTTACCACTCATTATACCCATCAGTCGCAAGAAAATCGCCATTCCGAAATGGCAGGCGAATTGGCTTTTTATGAAAACTTTAGTCTTCTGAATATTCTTTCAAGCAGTATGAAGAATGCTTCATATCGCAAATTCGCGAATGACCTATTGAATTATGTTAGGTGTTACAATCCAATGAATAGTCGAACTTATTCGTATGCTCGGCGTTATCACTATGTGAATATTGCCCATGATATGCGATTAGGTGGTACTCCTTTAAACTCTACAATTAAAGTTGCTCCGTCGGTTATTAATGATTTTCGCAAGCGTACCCGTACCGAAATCGTAAACGTTTCGTTTATTACTGACGGTGAAGATTCTAGTACACTTTATACTGCAATAACTCCAGATGGAACGATAGAGCGAATTGGAGCACCGACTCGATATGATTCATCATATATTCAAGATGAAGACACTAAAAGGAATTACAAAGTTGGAGTTAGCGGTGTTACTCCTACATTGCTCCAGATTCTTAAAGAAAAGACTGGATGTAATTTGATTGGGTTCTACATTCTCGGTAAGAGTAAAAGTGTTTTTAGTAGTGCAGCCCAACGTTTTGGAATCCCTTCTTTCAAAATTGATACCGAATTGAAAGTGTTCCGTACGCAAAAGTTTTATCAAGTTTCAAATTACGGATATGATCAATACTTTTTAATTCCTGGTGGAAGTGATTTGAATACGGATGATGATTCATTGGAAGATATTCTGGGTGAAGGTGCGGTCTCTGCTCGCAAACTCAAGACAGCGTTCCTGGCTATGAACCGTGGGCGCTTGACCAACCGAGTGTTGCTTTCCAAGGTAATCGAGGAAATTGCTTGACAGCCTACCAGAACCAGAGTAGACTGATTGTGTTGATTGATTTTTCTGATTTTTTTGAGGTTTCTATATCATGACCATTTCGAAAAACGACAAGGTTGCTTTTCTTACTGAAGCTGCTCGCCGTTTCGGTGCTGTTGTAACCCGACAGCAGTTAGTGTCCATGGCCGAAGAAGGCTGGGCGCGTAATAACTGGGTTAAATCCGACGAGTATCGGGTCGATCGCGGCACCTACCGTCTTCCGCTTGAAGAGTACGGTGTAAGCCTTGCTGGTATCTCCAACGTTGTGCCGATGCCAGCTCCTAAAGTTGTTTCAGTTCCAGAATCCGTGATTGTGTATGAACCACATGCACCGGCGGTGATGCCAGTGACTCAAAAAGCACCAGTTAAAATTTCTACCGTCGCTCGGATTCAAGACGGTGCAATTGTTCCTAAAGTGAATCCACTGTTCGTTCCGTTCGGGTTCTTTGACCATATGAAGAAAATTGTTTCTTCGAAGCGGTTCTACCCAGTCTTCGTTTCTGGCTTGTCTGGTAACGGTAAGACATTGATGGTCGAACAGGCTTGTGCTGCTACTCGGACCGAATGCTTGCGAGTCAATATCTCTCCAGAGACCGATGAAGATGATCTGATCGGTGGCTTCCGTTTGATTGACGGCGAGACTCGCTGGTTTGATGGTCCTGTCCTGCAGGCTATGAAGTCTGGTGCGATTCTCATCCTTGATGAAATTGATCGTGGTTCCAACAAACTGATGTGTCTGCAAGCAGTCCTTGAAGGTAAAGGTATCTTCGTTAAAAAGACTGGTGAATTTGTCGAACCAGTCGCTGGTTTCAATGTGATCGCCACCGCCAATACAAAAGGTAAAGGTGATGAAACTGGTCGCTACATGGCAGCGACGATTCTTGATGATGCATTCCTAGAGCGGTTCCCGATCACCGTCGAGCAAGAGTATGCAGACACTAAGGTCGAGACTCGCATTCTAATGAAAGTGTTCGACAGTCTTGGTATTGCAGACAAAGAGTTTGCAGACAACCTAGTCAAGTGGGCTGATATCATTCGCAAGACCTTCGAAGAAGGTGCGATTGATGAATTGATTTCCACTCGCCGTCTGGTGCATATCGCAGAAGCGTACACTATCTTCGGTGATAAACTCGAGGCGATCAAGTATTGCGTGAACCGCTTTGATGCAGAATCCAAGACTGCATTCCTTGACCTGTATAGCAAAATTGATGCTAAGGTCGAAGTTGCTCCAGCAGCTCCAGCTGAAGTAACAGAACAGAGTTAATTTTCTCCTGGCAGTAATGCCTTTGAGGCTACGAAAAGTAGCCTCTTTTTTTATACATATAATATGATTCACTTTTACAATATCATGGAGATACTATGCAGTTTGAACTTGACCTACAAAAACTAAGAACCAAAAAACTATTCATTGCAACACCCATGTACGGTGGGCAATGTCATGGTTCATACACTAAAGCAATTGCTGACCTTATGATTCTATGCACCAAGTATGGAATCGAGGCTAAATTGTTTTTTATCTTTAATGAATCACTTGTACAGCGAGCAAGGAATTATCTTGCAGATGAATTCGTTCGCAGTGGATTCGATTATATGATGTTCATTGACTCGGATATTCATTTCGAAGCCCAAGACATTTTGGTAATGATGCATTTTGCAATCACCAATGATGAAATGGATGTTATTTGCGGACCATATCCTAAGAAAGCAATTTCTTGGGAGAAAATCAAAATGGCTGTTGACAAAGGCTTTGCTGATGAGAATCCAAATCAATTGGAAGAATTCGTTGGTGACTACGTTTTCAATCCAGCAGACGGATCACATCAGTTTAGAATTGATGAACCAGTCGAAGTTAAAGAAGGTGGTACTGGCTTTATGCTAGTGACTCGCAAAGCATTGGAAAAGTATGATGTAGCTTTCCCAGAGCAGAGTTATAAACCAGACCATGTTCGCACAGTAAACTTTGATGGCTCACGCGAAATCATGGCATACTTTGATTGCGTTATTGATCCAGAGTCCAAGCGTTATTTGTCAGAAGATTACATGTTCTGTCAATGGGCGCGTAAAGCTGGTGCTAAAGTTTGGCTATTGCCTTGGATCAAACTCAAACATGCTGGCACCTATATCTTCGGTGGTTCATTGCAAGCAATTGCAGCAATTGGTGCTTCGCCAACCGCAGGTGAAGATGTGGTCAAGAAAGAAATCGGATCGAAAGGAAAACGTAAGGCGCTATGATTCAATATCGATATAATGAAGATAAGACTTTGGAGGATCTGAAGTCTTATATTGATGCAACATACGGTCAGCACTATTCGCAAAATAAATTCCAGGCTACAGAATTCATCATTGATGCTGGTCACGGTGAAGGATTCTGTATTGGAAATATTTTCAAGTATGCGCAGCGATATGGCAAGAAAGATGGACGGAACAAGAAAGACTTGATGAAAATCATTCACTATGCTATTATGATGCTTCATGTCCATGAGCAGGAAGAAAAGAAAAGAACACTTTTTTCCACACTAAACAAACCAATAGAATATCCTGGTGGTAATGGACAGATGGCGATTAAATTTAAAGAGGAAACTACAAAATGAAACTAAGTGAAAATACGATTAATATTTTGCGAAATTTTGCAAACATTAATCCTGGTATGCAATTCAAAGCTGGAAACATTGTTCGAACAGTATCGAAACAACAAAACGTTTTGGGTAAAGCAACTGTCTCTGAAACATTTGATTCTGATTTTGTTATCTATGATATGAATCGATTCCTATCTGTAGTGTCTGCTCTAGACAATCCAGATATCGTTTTCAATGCTGAAACGAAAAAGGTTCAAATCAATTCTGGAACTTCGAAATGCGTCTATGGTCTTTCTGATGAATCGTTGATTGTTGCTCCTCCGTCAAAAGAATTGAAAGTAGAGAATGCTGAAATTAAATTTCAATTGTCTGCAGACAACTATGCAAAGGTTCTAAAGCTGGCTGGTATGCTCGCACTTCCAAACATTGCTGTTGTTGGTGATGGATCGGAGATTGTAGTTTGCACAACCGATGCAAAGAATGGAGACTCAGACCTATTCTCAATTAAGGTTGGCGAGACTAAAGCAAAGTTTAAAATCATCTTTAATACAGAGAATCTTAAAATGACTTCTGGATCATATGATGTTCAAATTTCATCAAAGGGTATCTCCCATTTTAAAAATACAACAAGTCCAATTGAATATTGGCTTGCAACTGAAGCTGGTTCTAAATACGAGGGTTAATATATTATGAGCAATAAGAATCAAAATTGGACACTTCCAACTTCGCCTGCAGATTTGAAAAAAATCAATGACGCATTGAATGAGATTTCATCTTCACTAACTCGCATGGAAGCCGAGCGTGATTTGATTAAAGACATTCTACAAACCGTGGAAGACAATTACGAGATTCCTAAAAAGTATACGCGGAAAGTTGCAAAGTTTTTTCACAAACAAAACTTTGCACAATTTCAAAAAGAGCAAGATGATGTTGAATCTCTATATGAAACCGTGACTGGTAAGTGATGCCATTCTTGCATGATAACATCGGTTGTGCTATCATGCTTCTTTATATTATGAATAAGGCGAACTATGTTAGAAGATTTTCTCTGGGTCGAGAAATATCGACCAAAGACTGTGGAAGATACAATTCTTCCTCCAGACCTTAAAACTGCATTTCAGAAATTTGTTGACGATAAGAGCGTTCCTAATCTAATTCTTGCTGGTGGTCCGGGTGTAGGTAAGACTACTGTAGCAAAGGCAATGCTTGAAGAAATTGGATGTACCTATATTGTAATTAACGGATCTATGAATGGAAATATTGACACTCTTCGAAATCAGATTCAGAACTTTGCTTCGTCAGTTTCGTTTACTGGCGGAAGAAAGTATGTCATTCTTGATGAAGCAGATTACCTTAATCCAAATTCTACTCAACCAGCATTGCGAAACTTTATGGAAGAGTTTTCTGCTAATTGTGGTTTTATTCTCACTTGTAATTTTCTCAACAGAATTATTGCACCACTACACAGTCGGTGCTCAGTTGTTCAGTTCAAAATAGTAAATGGCAATCGTGCTAAACTTGCAACAAAGTTTCTAAAGCGAGTTCTTGGTATTCTACAGCAAGAAAAAGTAGAATATGAAGAACGGGTTGTTGCAGAGTTAATTACAAAATACTTTCCAGATTGGCGTAGAGTTCTAAATGAACTACAGCGTTATGCTGCAACTGGTAAAATTGATACTGGCATTCTTTCAAACATGTCAGCAGACAACTTTAAGAAACTTGTAGAAACTCTTAAAGAAAAAGACTTCACTGCCATGCGTAAATGGGTTGCAGAGAATTTGGACAATGATCCAACGTCATTGTTTCGAAAGATTTTCGATGCAACCAATGAGCATATGCAGCCGAGATCCATTCCTCGAATGGTTGTTCTGCTTGCAGAGTATCAATATAAATCCGCATTTGTTGCTGATCAAGAAGTCAATTTCGTAGCATTTCTTGCAGAAGCTATGGCTGACTGTGAATTTAAGTGAAGGTAGTATATCATGCAACACATGACAACAGAGCAGAAGATTGAAGCATTAGGATTGATTGGCGAAAAATATGTTGCTAACTATCTTGCAGAAAATAATCGTGTAGTGAAACATTCATTGGATAAATTTGACTCCAGAAAAGATTTACTTGTCGATGGCACAAAAACTGTCGAAGTAAAGACTGGAGTTCCGTTTATCTCAGAGCGAGCATTCGCGATTCATAGGTCTCAATTGGATAAATGTAGGTATGTTGATGAATTGTATTTCGTTACTATCCCAGCATTCAAGTTTAAATCTGATTTGACTGGTTGGTTTTATAGCGTAGATCCAAAAACTTTTAAATACAAAACAAAGAAAGTTCCTCGAGGTGACGGAACATTTCGCGAAATGCTTTTAATTCCAATTGAACAAGATGCAGTCACTAGAATACATAAGATTGATGACTACGCAATAAATGAAATGATGAAGTATAATACTTCTAAATATTAATATGACTCCATTTGATTACATAAACGCAATCAATCAATCAAAAGAAAACTTGATTGTTGACGATCTTTCAGAAAAAGAATACGTTCCTTTCATTGTAAACAAAGGCTTATCATACTTTAGTGATACCGTCTTCTATGCAAATGAAATGAATAGTAAACATCTTCTTGATAATAAACCACAATTTCTCTATTTACTAAATATTGTCAGACCACGAAAGCGTTATAGCAAGTGGTTTAAAAATGAAGTAATTGAAGACATTCGCGTAATTAGCGAATACTTCGGATACAGCTATTCTAAAGCGAAACAAATTCAGAATATCATTACTCCGGATCAATTAAAAATCATGAAGACTAAATTAGAAAAAGGTGGTGTGAAAACAACCAAGGAGAAAAAGAATGGTGGTGAACATTGATGATTTATTGGAAGTTAGATTAAAGCAAGAAGACGATTTCCTAAAGGTTAAAGAGACATTGACTAGAATCGGCGTGGCTTCTAGGAAAGATAAAACTCTATATCAGTCTTGCCATATTCTACACAAAAAAGGCAAGTATTATATCGTCCACTTTAAAGAATTATTCGCACTAGACGGGAAGCCAACAGACTTTGAAGAGAATGATTTGGGCAGAAGAAATGCAATTGCTAAACTTCTAGTTGAATGGGGATTGGTTGAGATTGTAAACAAAGCAGCTCAAGAACAACAACCAATTGCACCATTATCGCAAATCAAAATAATTTCTTACAAAGAAAAGTCTGAGTGGACTCTCACAGCTAAATATAACATTGGAAAAAAGAGGGAAGCAAACTAAAATGGAAGAGTTAATTCAAGCAACTAAAATTTTGTTGGCTAATCACTATTCATTTTATTTAAAAGCCCACTACTATCATTGGAATGTCACTGGTCCAAACTTTCCACAATATCATGAATTTCTAGAAAACATCTATACAGAAGTGTATGGTGTAGTTGATAAGATTGCTGAAGAAATTCGTGCAATGGGTGGATATGCTCCAGGAAGTTTCCAACGATTCATTCAGCTATCCCAAATTCAAGGCGACGATTCCATTCCAGATGCAGAAGAGATGCTAAGAAGATTACTTAACGATATTGATACCATGTATGCAATAATCGATAGAGTTTATAATTTAGCAGAACAGAATGGTCAACATGGTCTTAGCAATTTTGTGGCAGAGCGTCAAGACGCATTTAAGAAACATGCCTGGATGATTAGATCAACTGTACGTTGATTTCCCGGTAATATTCTATATTTTGTATTTTAAATTGACTTAATTTATATAAATAAAAATGTCAGCGCGTTGCTGACACTTTTTCAATTAGTTGTGCCTTTTTAGGACAACGAAATTAAACTCGCTTATTTAAGGAGAACTACTATGACACATTTGTCCCTTCAACATCGCTCGCCCTTTGAAATGTTTAAAGACTTCGACAAGTTTTATGTCGGATTCGATGATCAGTATAATCGTTTAGCAAAAATGCATGACGATATTACAAAAAATATACCAAACTATCCTCCATACAATATCAGAAAGACGGGTGAGAATACCTATCTTATTGAAATTGCTGTTGCTGGTTTCGGAACGCAAGATATTGAAATTGAACTAAATGACGGGAAACTAATTGTTAGTGGAAATTCAAAGTCAGATGACTCTGATGGTTTCTTGTTTAAAGGTATTGCCAATCGCGCATTCTCTCGCACATTTGCACTCAATGATCAGATTGAGGTAAAGAATGCAGAGATGTTTAATGGCATGTTGAAAGTGTTTTTGGAAAGAATTATTCCAGAACACCGCAAACCAAAGAAAATTGCTGTCAATGATTCTGCTTCAAAGTCTAATTCGAAACAGTATCTAACAGAGGATAGCAATCATGGTTTATAATACAATCAAAAAAGTCTTTTGTTCAATCTTTGAAGGCATTCAAGCCAGTCAAATGTATCGTGCAAAAGGATATGTTGATTTTTATCTATCACAATCAATAGATCATGCTGATCTTGAATCTAGAACTAAAGCATTAAAGGCTAGAGGTCTACTTTAAAATATTTGTGAAGTGATGGATTAATCGTGGGGGCTTAATTGCCCCCATTTAATTTTGGAGATTAAAATGGCAAATTTGAGAATTTTGAAACTAACAACCAGTGAAGAGGTTGTTGGTGATATTATCGCAAGTGATAACGATCAGATCGTAAGAATGGAAAACCCTTGCTTGCTAGGATTGACATATACCCAAAGTGGTAAAGCTGGATTGAACATGATGCCCATGCTAATGTTCTCTGAGCAGAAGGTTGTGGAATTTAACCTCAGTCACATTATCTACAATGTGTCGGTTGCACCAGAGATCAAAAACAAGTATAATGAAATCTACGGTGCAGGAATCGTTGTTCCTCCAAAATCATCTATTCTTATTTAATGAAATTCTACACAAACTTTTCGCGATATGGTAATCAGATTCTAGTTCGTGGCTACAACAACGGCAAACGACACATAGACAAAATAAATTATGATCCCACTCTATACATACCATCAAAAGAAAAGACGGAGTTCAAAACTATGTCTGGTGAATTCGTTTCGCCAGTTCGTCAGGGATCAATGTCAAATGCGACAGAGTTCATCAAAAGGTATGAGGATGTAGACAACTATTCTATCTACGGATTGACAAACTATCAATATGTTTATGCGAATGAAGTATATCCTGGTAAAGTAGACTACGACATTTCTCTAATTCGAATTGCTAACATTGACATTGAGGTTGGCTCGGAGAATGGATTTCCTGAGCCAGCTTCTGCGTCTGAACCAATCACAGCAATCACATTTAAGATTGATGGAATGTTTTATGTTTTTGGTTGTGATGAATTCAATAATGATCGCAATGACGTAACGTATACACAATGCCGTGACGAAAACCAGTTAATCATGTTTTTCCTAGAAAAATGGGAAGAGACTTCGCCCGACATTGTGACTGGTTGGAATATTAAATATTTTGATATTCCGTATCTTGTTAGTCGAATTAATCGATTGATGGGAGAGAATACAGCTAAACGATTGTCGCCTTGGAGAAGGGTTAACGAAAAAAATTCAACTTATTCAAAGCAAGATGGAATTTCATGGAAATCTTTTGTCAATTATGAATTAGTTGGAATTTCTACGCTAGACTATCTTGAACTTTATAAGAAGTTTACATATGCCCAGCATGAAAGTTTTTCTCTCAATCATATCTCATTCGTTGAACTAGGAGAAAAGAAACTAGATTATTCTGAAGTGGAAAGTCTGCATCAATTGTATCGAACCAACTTTCAAAAGTTTATTGAGTATAACATTCGTGACGTTGAATTGGTTGATCGCATTGATGCTAAGATGAAATTGATTGACATGGCTCTTGCACTTGCATACGATGCAAAGGTTAATTATGAAGATGTATTCTCTCAAGTTCGCATGTGGGATGTTCTCATTCATAATGAATTGATTGATCGTGGTGTAGTTGTTCCACAAAAAGTGAAGACAATCAAAAGTGAACAGTATGCTGGTGCATATGTTAAAGATCCTATCGTAGGTATGCATCAGTGGGTTGTTTCTTTTGATTTGAATTCTCTTTATCCCCATCTCATTATGCAATACAATATTTCTCCCGAGACTATTGTTCCAGGCATAAAGATAAATATTTCTATTGATGATTTATTGAACAAAGAATATCAAGCATCAAGCGAATATTGTATGGCTGCAAATGGTCATTACTTTAAACGTGACAAGCAAGGCTTTCTACCCGCAATGATGCAGCGAATGTATGATGATCGTTCGATGTATAAAAAGAAAATGATTGAATCGCAGAAGCAATATGAGAATGCAAATACCTCAGAAGAAAAGCGCATTTTATCCAATCAGATATCTAAATACAAGAATCTTCAGCTCGCAAAAAAAGTTCAATTAAATTCAGCTTATGGCGCACTTGGTAATGAATGGTTTCGATTCTTCGACATTCGCCAAGCAGAAGCCATCACACTATCTGGGCAATTGAGTATTCGTTGGATTGAAGACAAGCTAAACGGCTTCTTCAATAAATTATTAAAGACGAAGAGTGTGGATTATGTCATCGCATCAGATACGGATTCTGTATACGTCAATCTTGGTCCGTTGGTACATATGGTCTACGGATCTAAGAATATTGAAAAAGAAAAAATTGTTGACTTTATCGACAAGGCTTGCACAGAGAAAATTGAACCGTTCATTGATAAAGCATATCAAGAACTAGCAGACTACATGAATGCATTTGATCAGAAGATGCAGATGAAGCGTGAAGTGATTGCAAACAAAGGTATCTGGACAGCAAAGAAGCGATACATTCTGAATGTTTATGATTCAGAAGGTGTGCGTTTTGCAGAGCCAAAGTTGAAGATGATGGGTATTGAAGCGGTTAAGTCTTCGACACCAATGTCATGTAGAGATAAGATTAAAGATTCTCTAAAGATTGTGATGAATGGTACCGAATCAGAGTTTCAAGAATTCGTTGCAGATTTCAGAAAAACTTTTACAACACTAGCATTTGAGGACATTGCTTTTCCTCGAGGAGTTAATGATCTGAAGAAGTACAAGTCTTCAAAAGATATTTACACAAAAGGCACACCGATTCATGTTCGTGGTGCTATTCTTTACAATCATCTTTTAGAGAAAGAGAAACTAACAAAGAAGTATCAATCAATCAAAGATGGCGAGAAGATTAAATTCTGCTACATGAAAGTTCCAAATCCAGTACAAGAGAACGTTTTTGCAATCTTGACAATTCTACCAAAAGAGTTTAAACTGGAGAAGTACATTGACTATGAAACTCAATTTGAGAAAGCATACCTGGATCCAATTAGAACCATCGTCAATACGATTGGTTGGAATGTCGAGAAAGTCTCTTCACTAAAGAGTTTCTTTAGTGACGATTAATTATTTTGTGGAGAATTAAATATGAGCAATTTCTTTTCTGATTTAGTGGAGCAATTAAAAGATGAAGACACTAAGATACTTGCTGATGGTAATGCTAGTGCTGAATTTAATGGTACTATTGACACTGGTTCATATGCTCTTAACGCAGCCCTTAGTGGAAGTATATACGGGGGAGTGCCCAACAACAAAGTCACAGCATTTGCAGGTGAATCTGCAACAGGTAAAACGTTTTTCGTCCTTGGTGTTGTAAAGCAATTCCTAGATGACAATCCAGAAGGTGGTGTGATTTACTTTGATACCGAAGCAGCAGTCACTAAACACATGATGGAATCTCGCGGCGTTGACACTAAGCGAGTTGTTATCTCTGAACCAGATACGATTCAAAAGTTTCGCCATACTGCATTACAGATCATTGAAAAGTATTCAGCACAACCATTAGCAAAGCGTAAGCCAATGATGATGGTTCTCGATTCTATGGGTCAGCTATCTTCTACGAAAGAAATGGAAGACACAGCAGAGGGCAAAGAAACCAAAGACATGACCAAATCATCAATTCTAAAAGCAACCTTTAGAGTTTTGAATTTGAAACTTGCAAAGATCAATGTTCCTTTACTTGTAACTAATCACGTTTACGATGTTGTTGGTGCATATGTTCCAACAAAAGAAATGTCTGGTGGTTCTGGTCTAAAGTATACAGCTTCAACAATTGTTTTCCTTTCGAAGAAGAAAGACAAAGATGGTACGGAAGTTGTAGGCAATATCATTAAAGCGAGAATGCAGAAGAGTCGATTCACCAAAGAGCATTCTGCAGTGGAGATTCGATTAACTTATAGCAAAGGTCTGGATCGCTATTACGGTCTACTTGATATTGCAGAGAAGTATAACATCATTAAGAAAGTATCTACACGATATGAATTGCCTAACGGAAATAAAGTCTTCGGCAAATCAATCAATGAGGAACCCGAAAAGTATTACACAAAAGAAATTCTTGATTTGATTGATGAAGCATGTAAGAAAGAATTTTTGTATGGTCAAGAATCTATTGTTACTGATGAGACTAATGTAGAGGAAGAAGAACATGAAAATGAATGAAGACTATCAAGTAACTGAAACAGACATTAAGTACAAAGATAGAGATACCGTCGCTACTATTAAAATTTTGACTGGAGAGTATGCTGACATAGAATTTAACTTTGGAGAAATTAGTTTTGGTGATGAAGAGAATCCTGACGGAACATTTACAATCAGCTTCAATTATGATATTCTACCAGAAGAATATAAAAATCTAAAGAGTGATGAAAACTTCGAAAAAGTTGTTGGAACAATTCTAAATGATCTTTTGTTGGAATCAATAAACGCAGCTGAGAAAAGGTACAAAGATGAACTTAGAGCAAAAAATACTGAAACATTTATTGACGGATGAGGAGTACACAAGAAAAACTTTACCTTTCATTAAAAGCGAATACTTCCAAGATTCTTCTGAGAAAATTCTTTTCGAAGAGATAAAAAACTATGTTGTTAAATATAACTCAATGCCTTCAAAAGAGGCATTGAGCATTGAAATTGACAACAAAGTAAATCTGACTGACGATCATCATAAAAGAACTATTGAATTAATTTCTGAAGTTTGTACTAGTGATGATACGTCAGATACAAAATGGTTGATTGATGCAACAGAAACTTTTTGTCAAGAAAAAGCAATTTACAATGGGATCATGCAAAGCATTCAAATCCTAGATAGTAAAAACAAAGTCGAAAAATTAGATAAAGGTTCAATTCCAAAAATACTTGCAGATGCGCTATCCGTTTCTTTTGATAATCACATTGGTCATGATTTTATTGATGACGCTGAAACACGCTACGAATTCTACCATAGAGTTGAGAAGCGAATCCCATTCGACTTGGACTACCTCAATAGAATTACAAAAGGCGGTCTCGCAGAGAAATCATTAAACATTGTTCTTGCTGGCACTGGTGTCGGTAAAAGTCTTTTTATGTGTCATTGTGCAGCAGCTAATCTCACAATGGGAAAGAACGTACTGTACATTACATTAGAGATGGCAGAAGAAAGAATTGCGGAACGAATTGATGCTAATCTACTTAACATTGAATTGAATCATCTAGTTGCAATGCCTAAAGCAACATATCTAAAACGAATTCAAGAAGTGAAAGAAAAGACTAAAGGCAAGCTAATCATCAAAGAGTATCCGACTGCAAGTGCTAGTGCAACAAACTTTAGTCATCTGCTAAACGAATTGAAATTGAAACGGCAATTCATACCCGACATTATCTACATTGACTATTTGAATATTTGTGCATCATCAAGAATGAAACATGGATCAAATGTTAATTCGTACACATACATCAAATCGATTGCAGAAGAATTGCGTGGTCTTGCTGTAGAGAACAGAGTTCCAATTGTTTCTGCTACACAAACTACAAGAAGTGGCTATTCTAATTCCGATGTTGGATTGGAAGATACATCAGAGTCTTTTGGTCTTCCTGCAACTGCCGATTTAATGTTTGCATTAATTTCAACAGAAGAATTGGCAGAAGCGAATCAAATTATGGTAAAGCAATTAAAGAATCGTTATTCTGATCCAACAACAAATAAACGATTTGTAATTGGAGTTGATAGAGCAAAGATGAAACTTTATGATGCACCTAATTCATCGCAAAACAATATATCAGATAGCGGTCAATACGACAATAAAGAAGACGATACTCCAATCTTTGATAAAAGCGCAATTGGTAAGTCATTGAAAAATAAAAGAGATTTTTCAAATCTTAAGGTATGAGACTTTAACACCCACCTCTAGAACCCGCCTGGAAGCGCCCCCAGGCGATTCTTGCTAACCCACCCACACTACCCTACACGGCTCCTATAGGCGCTTCTATAGCGCCGTAAAACTGTTGTAAATTTACAACGTTGTATTTGTGCGACACCAAAAAAGTCCTTGATTTTTTCCACGATCAGAGTACAATAGATCTTGTGGTGAGAGAGAAACAAAGGAACAGAAAATGAATTTCAAAGAAGCTATGATCGTTGTTGAAGAATTCAAAGAAACCTGGTGCTTGCCTGGGTTGCTCGAAACCCTTGAATTCATGGCTGTGCCACGCAACCGCGAAGAGATGACTGACGAAGAAGTCCGCGCCTATCGCGTTGTGTGTATCGAAATGAGCAAACTGTTTGCTCCAAAGGCTGCTTAAAATGCGTAACCTCGAAGAAAAAATTCTAGACTTGTTTCTAATGAGTTTCGTGGGTGTTGCGTCACTCTTTCTGATGACTGCTCTTGTTGACGCCCTAGCTAAGTAATTGAGGAATTGAAAATGAAAGTAGGCGATAAAGTAATGTCCTTCGATTTCAACGGAATCGATAGCTGCTACATGGTTGGCGAAGTTGTCGGAATCCAGAGAGATGGTCTCTTCCGTGCGAAATTCATCAAGCGGATTTGGGAACATGAAGAGGATACGAAATTCAAAACCGACTACTTCACCGCTCCCATGCAGGGACAAATGTTTGGTGACAACAAAACTTTTCCTCGCGTTGTAGTTGTCGGCTAAAATGATGAAAACCACCAAAGCCACGATTGTTGTCCATCATCATGACAATACAAATTTCTTTAAGATGAAATTGCCAACGTGGCGGTGGGGTTGTTGTGAAATTGTGCGGGAAGTGACTTTCGAAACCTGTCTGCATGGAATTTACGCAGAAGGTGAATTGGGATTCATCATGGCCTACGGTAAGAAGGTTCCCGTCTACCGCGTCGAGGGCGATGACCACTTCGAAATTCTGTAGAAAAGCCTTGACAGCAGACCAGAACCAGCGTAGAATGGATCTTGTGGTGAGAGAAAAACAGCGGAGTCCAGAGATGATTACTTGTACAGATGTTGCTGATGCGTTTGATTGTGGTTGGTCGCCAGAAGCCGTTGCTGCGGTTTTCAAGTTAAACCTTGCTGATGTGTTGTCATTCTACAATGATTACATTGAGGCCTATGAAACAGCCGTTCTTGGTGATCCAGAAATTCGGCGCGGTTTTGATAATTTTCGGGAGTGATTGGAATGTTAGTGAAAACTGAAATGGAGATGTTGATTGACGTTATTGTCAAACGTGAAAAGTCAAAGGGTCTTTCAGATACCGATGCGCGAATTTTTGCTCTTGGTTATCTAGGATCCTACGTTCAGCGCAATCTTATTAATCAAGTTCCAAAAGCGCGGCGCAAGTTGTTGCGAGCCGATATCCTTGAGCGTATTTCCATTATTGCTGGAGACATTTGAAATGGCTTACATGAACCAAGAAAAGAAAGCAAAGATTGCTGCCAAATTGAAGCCTGTTCTAAAAAAGTATGGCATCAAAGGTTCGTTGTCGGTGCACAATCATTCCTCGATTTGCTTGACTGTTAAGTCTGGAACGATTGATTTTTTCGAAGACTATGGTGATCGCGAAGATGCCACAAAGTTTGGTATTCAAGTGAATCCTTATTGGTATCACGAACATTTTGCTGGTAAGTCTAAAGAGTTTTTGAAAGAAGCATTCGCTGCTTTGTATGGTGCTGATTACTATAACAATAGTGATGCACAGATCGATTACTTTGATACCGCATATTATGTCAGTCTTAATATCGGCAAATGGAATGCACCATATCAATTGGTTGCTTAATTTAAAGGAGTTATATGAAATTCGAAGAAATGTCAGAATACGATCAAGACAATTTAGATTTTCTTTTGTTTGCAAGTGATGAAGGATTGCAACAATGGCATGCTGAAATGGATGAAGATGACATTTCATATGCCATGGAGTTGCTTGAAACCGCAAAGTGGTATATCATATCCAAACAAGTAGAACTTGGAATTCTAAACGTCACAAGTTTTTCTGCAGCAGATGCAGCCCTTAGTAAATACATGCTTTCACAAAATGGAGATACACAATGAATATTAACGTTAATCTAGAAGTTACAGAAGATTCTGTTAAAGATTTGACAGTCGCATATTTGCTTCATCTATTCGAAGTGAACAAAGATCTGCCCATCGATAATAGTTTGCAATTGCAAGCGTCAATCAAAACTATTTTGGAATATATTATGGATCCAGAAGATTATGAAGGTGTTCTTGCGGATCTACAATGATAGTCTATACACATCAGAAGTCCAAGCGGCGCAAGCCCAATGCAAAGCAGAGAGAACTTGAATCAGATTGGAATAAACTGCTCGACAAGTATAGTCCAAAAAAGATTATAGTCAAAGCAGAATCCAAACAATACGAAGTTGCTCCTTTGCCGCATAGAGAAATACATAACGCAAAGAGTTATGATTCTGGTGTTGGTGCTGCGACAAAGCCAATTCATGGAAAAGTCTATACTGGCGATAAAATGATTGGCATTGGTACATTGCATAAGTCAAATGCAGTTCCAATCTTTACAGACGAGGAAGCAAAAGACCAAGCATCAATGCGCCGATAACTTTAAATCCCGAGACATAAATAAGCCTGTAATCAAATACAGGCTTTTTTTATTGGACGGAATAAAGACATGGCACACTTAGCATCCAAAGCAACCGACGGAAGACTATCTTTCACAAAGTACGTTACTGACAATAAAAGATATACAGAAATTGATTATGAAATTGAGAAAGGCTTAATTGGAAACTTATATAAACCAGCTAAAACTGGTCTTGACATAGTGAAACAATTAAAAGCAGAAACAAAGTTTAAGATTATAGACACAAAATTATATGAAATTTCTGGATTGAAACTTGCTAAGGTTAAAATTGGTGCGGTCGAAGGAATGATCGAAATCAACAAAATTAGAAAACCAACGAATGCTAATAGCACACAATACGAAGATGAAGTTGTCGAAGCAATCAATAATTACATTTTAGAATGTGGCGGTAAAGTTGACATAAAATTAAAAGGCGACAGCACAATATACAAAGATATTGCGTATGCAATTAAAGTTGACAAAACTCTAAAACGTCTAGGCGGAGTAAGAGGAGATCCTAAAGCAGACATTATTCTATGTAAAGACATAAAAACACCTCTAGTTAAAGGATCGATATACTTGTCACATAAAAAAGCTGGTGGAGCTGAAGCGTTTCAGCAATATGGTGGATTATCAGAACTTGCTGGAGAAGAAATTTATAATCATCCCCTAGTTCAAAAATTTTTAGGTAATGTTGTTAATATTCTTGGCGATAAAGATCAATTACCATCACCAGTTATGGGCACATTTAAAGATGTTAGATTGTCAAATCTATCAATTTATGGTCCAGAATTCGGTAAAGCATTTTCACTACAACATGTTCAAGCAATTGGTCAAGGTCATGCAAAATTTACTGTTAGTGGTAAAAATTCAGAATTGACATTTGATGGTGGAATGGGATTATCTGGAAATTTAAGTCACTTTACTGGAAACTTTTTACCAGTGTTTGGTGCAACATTTAGAGCGGGTCGAGGATTTGAATATAAAAACAAAAGATATAATGGTGTAAGATTAGGTATCTATCCACAAAAACTAATGGCGACAAGAACGGGTTTAATTAAAATCGAACTTTAATAATATTATAAATAAAGCATAACGCAGTTAGACTAAGGTAAACCTGCAACAGATAAGGCTAAGGCAACCTCTATATGTACTTGAAAGAATTTAAAAGCAAAATTTGGCTTCAAAAAGCAGGACTATTGAAAGAAGATAGATCGGAAACAATTACCGAATCTATTCGCCAAGGCTTACCTCACATTACAACAATGGACCATGAGCAATTTCAAAATCTGACTCATGACAATAAAGTCCACATTCACACTACAACAGAAAAAACAGATGGTCAATCAATGATGATTGGCTATGATGGTCAAGGATTTTATACACAATCAACTGGTTCTGGAAATGACAAAATGCGTCACCCAGAAGATTATTCAAATAGAGTTAAAAAGAGAGCTGAAGTAACTGGAAAAGAACCAGATTATACAGCAGCAAAAGCATTTGCACACATTCATAGAACATTGCAGTCAAATCATAAACTAGTAAAATATCTAAATGATTTGCATAAAAAAACTGGCGAAGAAGTTAAAGTAAGAGGTGAATCATTTTATAAGCCATGGGGAAAGCCAAGTGAACATGAAGGCGAAATTAAATTCGTTGGAACATCTTATGCTACCCATCACATGGGTAAAGTTGGTAAATTCGTAATTCATTCTAAATTACCAGAGAATAAAAATCTTGATATTGAATATTTTAAAAAGAATTTATCAGACGCAAACATTAATTTCGATGACGATAAAGTAGATCACACTAAAGGACATGTTGATGTAAGCCATGAAAGAAAAGAATTCGATAAATTGAATCACGAATTAATCAAAGCTAGAACAACAAAAACAAATAAAGAAGAAAAAGCACTTGAACTTGCTAAGTTTGATGTTATCAAAAAGAAAGTGTCGGATAAAGTAGATTCGCATGTAAAAGGATTGAATATTAAACCAAAATGGGGATCAGGAACCGAAGGCGCTGTTATTCATCCTTCAGAAATGAATCCCCACGCTCCAAGATTTAAAGTGACAAGTGACACATTTAGAGAATATAGAGCGTCAGATGCTGCTAAAAATTTAAAAAAGAGAGATTAAAATGTTGTCTTTTAAAGAAATATTAGATGAAGGTGGCAATGTCAAATTAAAGACTGGTGAGACTGCTGTTCCAATTAAAATCACTCCAGAAAATAGAGCACAAGTTCAAAAAGATACATATGATATGCTTCATGCAATGCATCAATCATTTAATAAAGCATATGGTGCAGATCTATTTGGTAAAGACGCAAAAGCATTAGCAACTGGAACAACATATTCTGGTTCGACTAAAAGTCTAATGAACAAAGGTATTTCTGATGTTGAGTTTACTACACATAAAAAAGAAGCTGGCGACATTGATGTAAAGATTCCACAAGAACATATGCCAACAATAGCACAGCATTTAACTCCTGGGCAAAAGTTTGGAAAATACACATACGTTGGAATGAAGAGTGGTGGCGCAGAGCATCATGCGATTATGCGCCATGATAGTGGAGAACATCATCAGCTAGATTTTGAGAAGTCTGCATATAGTGACCATGAGCCTTCAGAGTTTGATCAGTTTGCACATTCAGCCGATTGGAGTGATACAAAACTTGGTATCAAAGGCGTACATCATAAGCAACTATTAAATGCTGTTGGAACAGATCAACACAAATTTTCAATTCTATATGGTATTGGATCAAGAACAAATAAAGACGCTGCTTGGGAAAATAGCATTGAAAAAATGACAAAAACATTGTTTGGATCAAATGCTGATGCTAAACAATTACATTCTTTTCAAGGCATTGTACAACTAATTAAAAAACACATACCTAAGTCACATCATCAAGCAATTTATGATAAGTTTAAGGGTGATGTAACTAAAACAAATAAACATATCAATAACAAGCCAGCATTAGAACTTTTGAGAAAGCAGCTTGGAGTGAAAGATACTGTTGCTGAAGACGCATTAAACGAATTTGATCATAAAAAACATGTTGATTTGATTCGCGCCCATATGCACAAATTGGGTTATGATCAACTTGGCGATGGAACAGATGCACAAGTGTTTGCTAAAAAGACAGGACCAGTTATTAAAATACTAGTACCAGAATCTGGTGACATTAAAACTGCTGACAATACTTTTCTAGCATTTTATGATTATTGTCAAAAGAATAAAAGCAATCCACATCTACCAAAATTTGTAGAAGTTCAGGGACAGCATCATGCAACATTTGAAATGGATGGTGAACAGTTTCGACAAATAGCAATGGAACGATTGCAAGAACTAGATCCAGATTATGATGATATGATTTTAGATATGGTGGATGATGCTGAACAGAATAAGCCACTAAATCAGGAATATAAAAAATATGCAAAGTTTTATGAAACGATGAAATCGATTATATCGACTGGTCGTAAATTAGATTTTAGTATTGATATTATGGATTTTAATAATAGCAATGTAATGCAAAGAGGTAAAACATTAGTGATCATGGATCCATGGGTTACTACTAGTTTAGCAAAAGAAAGTTTTAATCCTATCTTAGAAAAGAAAGATGATGTACACCACGCTAGTGTTATTCCTTTGACTGGATTTTCTCCAATATCGCACATGGGACATGCACTTGATCTTGGTGCAGCTCTAAAGAAATTGCCTGGTGCAAAGCACATTGGCGTTTCAAATAAAGCTGATCTTTACTCTGGAGAAGAAAGAAAAGATATTCTTTCCAAACAATGGAAGCAATCTAATCTACAAACGCATTTGGTAAAGTCTGGTGGAGAAACTATTGCTAATGCATATAATGCTTTACCTAAGACTGGCGAAAAGCATTTAAACATTCTAGTCGGACATGATAGAAAAGATTTTGCACAAGGACTAAAGGCATCATTAGAAGCTGGTAAGATTAAAGAGATGGGAGACAATAGATGGACTTCTATCACTATTCATCATCCAGAAGACTCTGATAGATCACATGGAATGTCTGGAACAGCAATGAGAACTGCTGCAGAAAAGAATGACTTAGAACAATTTCATAAACATCTAGGACCAATGTTTTCTAGTGCTGAAGCAAAGAAGCACATGGAAAAGTTTCAGACTGGTCTTTCATCGGGACAAATCAAAGTGAAGAGACCAGGCAATAATCCAAAGAAAGCAGTAAAAGAAGACTTAGATGAAGCAAAGATCAAACTAACTGCTGCACAAAAAATACAGAGAGCAATTGAAAGAGAACGAGAGAAAAACAAGCCATATGCCGCAGCACAAGACAGAGAGAGGAGATTAACTGCAATGATTAATTCTCACGATCAAAAGAAAAAAGAAGACGAGAAAAACGAATCTGTTTTGGGCTATTCGCAAAGACTTGCAAGAGGTCAAAGATTTAAGAGAATGCAGAAGCGTTTGCTCAGAACAAGAGTTGCTCAAGCGAAACGATTTGCTGATCCTAAACGTCTAAAAGGTCGTGCAGTTAAAGATGCATACAAATTGTTTAGGGCTAGAATTACTGGCGGCAAGAATTATGCATCATTAAGCACAGGCGAAAAGATTAGCGTAGACACAAGACTACAAAAGATGTTGCCTGGAATTAAAAAACTTGCAGCAAGACTAGTTGGTGCTGAAAGACAAAAAGAAATGCAAAGAAAACAAAAAGCAATGATGAGAAGAGAAAGCACAATAGATGAATTGTTTTCTCAGACTTTTAATTTGAATGAAGTTGCTCAAGATTCAGATATTAAAAATAAAGAAGGCACTCAGCCTAAAAAATATTATGCTGGACTAGATAAAAATACAAAAGAATTACGATCAGCTCATTTTGAAAAGAATGGACCAAAGTCGGATTCAGATAAGTCTGGTTATGAAGATGCACCAGGAGATAAAGAAGCGAGAGAAAAAGGAATGCCTCAATCCAAACACACACTTAAATTTAAAAAGATGTATGGCGAATCTATGGATAGAAAAGAATCATCAAGACTAGACCAATTAGTTCGTATGGGATTAGCTGACACAAAGATGTTATCTGTTCTCAAGCGTTCAATGGAGAAACTAAAATCTGGCGATCAATTAAGCACACAAGAAAAGTCTGCAACAAATGATTTGCTATCTACACTTCTAGATATGGTTCTATCTTCTGATAGTCTATTTGGAATGACAAGAAAGCAATTGCAAAAAGAATCTGTTGATGATAAATTTAAAAAATACTTTAAAGAGTCTATGGATGATTATGAAGATGAATACGAAGACTCTCCAGAAATGGATGGAGTCGAAATGGCTCAAATCGAATTAGCAAACATGATTGAAGATGCAAACGATTTATTAGATATGCTTGATGAAATGGACGAAGAACCAGATCAGTGGGTTCTTTCAAAGATTACAAAGGCTGCTGATTACATTGCAACTGCATCAGACTATTTACAATTTGAAGATGGTTTCAATCCAAATGAAGTTGATGATGAAGATGACGATGGAGAATACTCTGGAGAAATCGATGATTCGGTTCTTGACCAATACACAATGGATGCACCAGCAAGTGATTATGGTTCAGCATATGAAGAATTTAGACCAATCATTGAAGAAATTGAGGGACTTCAAAAGAAAGCTGAAAAGTCTGGCATTTCATATAGCATATTGAAACAAGTATACAATCGTGGTATGGCTGCATGGCAGGGCGGACATCGTCCAGGAACTACACCACAGCAATGGGCATTTGCTAGAGTTAATTCATTCATTACAAAAGGTCAAGGTACCTGGGGTGGAGCGGATAGTGACTTAGCATCTAAAGTAAAAAAGAATGAAGAATTCTCTAAATTTGCTGAAGCATTAGAATGGGGAACAGATGCACTAAGAATATCTTATGCAAGAGCAACTCCAGGACAAAGCCCAGATATCATTACGGCTAAATATTCAGCAAATAGTGTAATGAATACATTGAATGATATCACTACACAAAGAAAGAAAAAGATTTTTGATGAAGAAACTTCATGTTGTGGTGATTGTAAAGATGAGATTGTCGAAACTGTAGATTGGGAAAATATTTTAGTTGAAGCAGATTATCAAGGTAAAACTGTTAAATTAAATGATCCTTTTAGAACACCAGGCGAAAATAAAAAGTTTGGCGTTTATACTATGGGACCAAATGGTGATGTTGTGATTGTTCGATTTGGTGATCCTAATATGGAAATCAAACGTGACGATCCAGACCGTAGAGCAAGTTTCAGAGCAAGACATGGATGTGATAATCCTGGACCAAAGTGGAAAGCAAACTACTGGTCGTGCTATCAATGGCGTGCTGGTTCCAAAGTAGATAGTTAATATGAGAGAAATACAATGACAACTAATGCAACATTCAAATTATTTGCCGACAAACTAGGCGGTACACAGGCTAATACTTACATCGGTACAACTGGTGAAGTATTCTATGATGTAGACGGCACATCAGCAATGAGACTATCCAATGGCGTGACACCTGGTGGTATACCATTTGGTGTTTCTTCTGTTAGTACATCATATACTCCTCAATTTAAAACTGTGTCTGGTAATACGTTGCCCGGTACCGTAACAACTGGCGCTTATGTTAAACAAGGTGCAATTGTTCATTTTAGAGTCAATGTTGATTTTGCAAATACATCAGATTTTGGAAATGCTAGTCAATATAAATTAACATTGCCTTTTCCTGTCGTATCAACAGTAACGATTCGTGGTGGTACATTGCACAGTAAACCTGCTAATCCAGCAAATACTGCAATATATCACATTGCTGGAATTACTGACATTGAAGAAGTAGGTTCTTCAAATACGGAGATGTTACTTTATTATTCTGGTAGTACAACAGACTTAGCATGGAAATCAACTACACCAGTTGGCGCAACATCAAACGTTAGCCACTTTGATATTAGTGGTGCTTATGAAACATCATCACTAGTCGTATAATAATATAAGTAAATTGGAGATATAAATGTCAGATAATATTCAAGAAGTAAAAGTTGGATCAGGTACAGCAGTCGGCGAATTAGATTAAAAACATACGGAGATAGTAAAATGTCAACACTAGCAGATAAAATGGGATTGCCTAAAGGTCTTTTGGACGCGGTTAACGGCGTATTGTCAGAAGAACTAAGCGACAAGCAAAAGAAAATCGACATGAATAAGAATGGCAAGATTGATGGTGAGGATCTTTCTGCTTTACGCAATAAAAAGAAACCACAAGGTGCAGACTTTGCTGCACAAAGACGTAAAGAAAGACTTGCATCTAATGGAAATATGGATGAAGATCAAGATTTAGAAGAAGGTGGTGAACAATACAAAGTCAAATCTATTGGATATGATCCAAAGAGAGGTGACTATTTTGTTCATCCAACAACTGGCGAAAAAGTTTATAAGTCTGGCGTAAGCAAAGGCGATCATGTAAATCCAAAGACTGGTGAAGTGAAAAAGAAAGTTGCTGAGTCCGAGACTTTAGATGAAAATGATGCAGCAATGAAAGCACACATGAATATGGGTCATCGTGTTAAACAAAATTCTGATGGCACATATACATGGTTTGATGACAAGAATAAAATTGCAAGAAAAGTTGACGGGAAGAAACAATCATCCGTTAAATGGACTGCAAAAGGAAAAGATGAAAGTGATCCAGATGATATGGATGAAGAAGTTAAATTGCAAGAAGGAATTAGTTCAGCACAAATTAGTAGAATGAAAGCTGAGTATTCTAAGATTGATAGAATTGATCCGTCTAGCGATAACTATAAGAAACTTATTTCTATGTTAGATAAGTTAGGTAAGCCAGAATTGCAAACACTTTCAGACGCAGGTATTAAGTTTGTTTCTGGTCTTGCAAAGAATCGTGTCAATCGCATGGGCATGAAAAAAGAAGAAATTGAACTTAAAGAAGAACAACATTCTGTTTTGTATAAAATGAAAAAAACTGATCCAAAAATTGCAGTTGCACATTATAAATCAAAAGATGATGCACATAAGTTTTTATCATCGGTAAAAGAAAAGGGTGGTAACGGAATTGTTAGATCAAAAACTAATGAAGAAGCACAATTGGATGAGGGACGTCCATCACAGCGTCATCCATTAGAAGGTCATGATTATCACAAGAAGAGTGATGCTGAATTAATTTACATTGGTAAAGACGCACACAAAGCTGCAGAAGCAATGAAAGGTCACAATACTAATGCAGAGAACAAATATCGCGACCAAGCTAATGATGCTGCGACAGTTAGATACTTCCGTCAAAAGAATGGTATGCCAGATTGGTATAAAAAGAAGTATGGACATGACGTTAAGAAAGAAGAAGTTCAATTAGAACAAAATGAGCCAATCAATCAAGAAACAAAAAAATTGATGAAGGGACAAGTGACAAAAACTGGTGTTGCTAAATGGCTTGCTACTGGTGTTGATAATATGAAAAAGGAAGAGAAGATTCCAGAATTCAAATCTGGCGGAAAGCCTTTAGAGAAGAAATTTAACAAAGCATTTAAAGACTTGGGTGTTGATGCTAAAGTTAAAATCAAAACTGTTGGTAATATTTCAACCAATGAAGAAGTTGTTTCAGAAGCATCTAGAGTTGTGAAACGTATTAAAGACTTAGCTAAAAAGAAAATGATGAAGAAAGAAGAAGAAACTCCAAGCAAATCAAACGTAGAAAAAGGCGATCAATTGACTGGAAAGAAAGAGCCAATTGAAGTCAATCCAGAGATGAAGAGTTAAAATGACAAATGAATTGCCTCAGATTTATTGTGACATGGATCAGGTTTTGGTTAACTTCGTCGGTGGTGCTAATAAAGCACTAGCTGCTGCTGGACTAAAACCTTTTCCAGAAGAAGAAAAGAATGCTAAGTGGGAAGCAATGAAACAAGTTCCAAAATTTTGGGCAAATCTAGAACCTATGTCAGATGCACTAACACTTTGGAGATTCATTCGTCCACATAATCCATACATTCTATCGACTCCATCTAAACGCATGATTACATGTAAGCCAGAAAAGATTGAATGGGTTAGAAAACATTTGGGTCATGTAGAAAAAATTCTTCTTGTTCCGAGAGAAGACAAACAACAATATGCAGTAAGTGAAGATGGAAGACCAAATCTTTTAATTGACGATTACGAAAAGAATATCAAAGAGTGGATTGCTAAAGGTGGTGTTGGAGTTCGCCATATAAATAGTATGAATACAATTTCGCAATTAAGAAAACTAGGATACTAAAAAGGAGAACACCATGGCACTATGGGGAAGTAGAGATATTTTTACATTAACTGGAACTGCATTTGCAAATAGTACAGTTAATACATCAATTTTAACAGGAACAGGAACTGTTTTCACAACAGAACTTCAAGTTGGTAGCACAATTTTAATTAACGGCTCAAGCCGCAAAATTCTATCAATTGCAAGCAATACATCATTGACATTTGAACCTGCTTGGACAGCTGCTAACGTTGCTACAACTATTTACGGAAGAGACACGCCAAAGTTTTTAGCCGCTAATAGTGCAACTGTTCAAAGTTCACAATTAGCAAACACAATCTACACATTTGGTGTCGATTCAAATGAAGCTAGAGCTGATTCACACACACATGCTGGTTGGGTAAACGTTATTCGATATACCGACATGCATGGTAATTCTCGTAAAAAGTATGAGACATTAGTTGCAATGCCAACAATTTTCAATGATTCTGATGATGATGCAGTATTCCCAGATAGTTTCATTACAATCGTAACTCAGCCAAGTGCGAATTCGGCAGCCAACAATTCGGCAGCATCGTTTACAATTGTTGCAACAATCCAGCCTACTGGAAATACAATCAACTACCGTTGGCAGCGCGCAGCGAATGCAAATGCAGCATTCGTGGATCTAACAAACACTGGTACATACACAAACACAACCAATGCAACATTGACAATTGCAAACAATACAATTGCTGCTGGTGGTGGTGGACTATCGAATTCGATCTTCCGCGTAACAATGTCTTCAGTTGGTCAGTCTGCAAACACAACATCTGCAAACGCACTATTGATTACAGTATAAAAACTTTATCTTATGGGGTGATAGATAAAACTATCACCCATTTTGGTCCGAGTCCCGGTAGTAGCATTCCCATTCAATTGGGTTTACATTAGGAGAAAAGAATGGCAGATAAGAAGGTAACGCAGTTAACAGCTTTAACTGCTCCAGTAAAAGAAGACTTGTTGTTAATTATTGATGATCCTTTAGGTTCCCCAATTAGCAAAAAAATTACAGTTGATAATTTTTTTGGAGCAACATCAGCATTGACTGTTAATGCAATTTCTTTAATTGCAACTGGCGACACTTCGCTAACAGCTAACAATTTCACATTGACTGCAGCTAATACAGTAACTATCACTAAGGGTGTAGTCATCAATAGTGGTGGTACTGCATCTGATACGCAAATCAAATCAGACAATCAAGCAAACATGTTTTATGTTAAAGCATCTGCAGATAAGATTGGTGTTATGACAAATGATCCAACCTCTGCACTTGATATTAATGCAGATTCTGTTAGAATTCGCACAGCGAACACACCAGCAAGTTCATCTGTCAATTGGCAAGTTGGAACAATTACTTGGGACGCAAACTATATTTACGTCACAACAAGTGCTGGAGTAACAAAGAGGGCTTCGTTGAACACATTCTAATTTATGAATATTTTAACTGATGATAATTTTGATGAATATGCGGTAAAAAATTATGTAAATCCAAACTGTGTATCTATTTTAGAGTTTCTTGATGATTTGCAAACTATCAAATACATTAAAAGACTTGTAAATAGATACTCAGATAAAAAAGACTTAAAAGAAAGATTGATATTAAACCATATAATTTCTCTTTCAAATGTTTTTGGTGTTGAAGCTACTGTAACTATGTTGAGATTCAAGATTCAAAAAAAGAATCACGATATCATCAATGCGTTTTTTCTTTATCTAAATTATGATGCTCCGGAAAATATGGATGTTTTAGATTTAAATTTATACAATCAACTAAAGAAGAAGATTTAGAGATGGCAAATTTAGTAGACTTATATCTTGTTTATAGAGTATTGCGTCAACTGACAACTCCATTCGAAAACTGGGACGCATATAAAACTGGCGTAATTGATGCTGAAGGCAATCTTATTAAGAAAGCGTATGATCGTAGAACAGCAGAAGAGCAAGAGTCTTTTACTAAGTTTGATTTATTGATGTTGAAACTTAAAAAGGTTTTGGGTGTGTTGCCATTTGGAAAAACAAAACTAGCATCATACGCTGCAGCATTGTTTCTTATAAAAGAAGAAAAGAATCTTACTGAAGAAAATCTTGAAGAGCGTTTTATGAACTATTGTAATAAATCAGAACTTATAAATGAGAAGTGGTCGCAAAAATATAAAAGAAGTATTGATTGCAACAATCCAAAAGGGTTTTCACAAAGAGCGCATTGTCAAGGAAAAGAAAAGAATGAAGACGCACCAGCAAATAATGTTGGCAGTGGCAATATTGCTGGAACACAAGGCGATCCTCCTCGACCAACTAAAGTAATGATGCGTAGATTTGCACAAAATGATGTATTCGTTGTTGATCAGCAAAGATTTAACAATGCAAGAATGGGTAAAAAGAAATTCGTAAAGTATGAAAAGTATGTTGGTTCAGATGATGTTGGTAATGCAATTAGAGACTTTGGAAGAAAGTATCCAAAGAAGCCAATCATTCTACAAGATGAAAAGACTGGATCAATGATCTTTTTACGTCATGGTAGAAGTGGTATGTTTACTGAGCAATTTGATAACAAACCAAAAGAAATCACTCAATCAGATTTAAAAACTATTGAAGTTTATGCAGACAAGTTATTCAAAGCTGTAGGCATAGATGTTAATTTCACAAGACACTTTTTGGATCGTGTAAATGATGCAAGAAATGTTAAACAAATCACTCCAGATGAATTGACTGATCTTTTTAGAAAGTCCTATGAGAAGTATGGAAAGAAAATTTCAAAGCTAGGTCCAGATGCTGAAGCTGTACTTAATGATATGAGAACAAATATCAATATGCCATTCGTTTTGAATTGGGATAGAAACTCTCAAGAGTTGGATCTAGTCGCAAAGACTGTTATGCGTAAAAAGAACTTCATGACTCAGAATCAAAAACTATCTGTATAAAGACGGAGCATTATTATGATAATGTGGTTATTAGAGCATGTACCAAGTTGGGCTTCACAATTAAGTTTTCTACTTGGAATTCTTGCAATTGTAATTTCGTTGTTCATTCCAAGCAATCTTTATAAGATTGTTATTAAATTTATTGGTATTTTTATTTTATGCTTTAGTTGTTTAATGATTGGTATTAATAGTGAAAGAAATGTTTGGGAAGCAAAAGTAAAAGAACTAGAAGTCAAATTAGCAAGTAGTGAAGTTCAATCTGTAAAAGAAAATATAAAGATAGTAGAAAAAATTGTAACAAAGAAACAGATCATCAAAGAACGTGGTGAAGAAGTTGTAAAGTACATTGACAAAGAAGTTGTAAAATATGATTCTAAATGTGAAATTCCGCAAGAGTTTATTAAATCATTGAATGATGCTTCGGGGGGTGTGAAATGAAAAAGATTTCATTATTTTTATTGTTGTTTGTTGTTGGATGTGCAGCACAACCTGTTCCAGTAGTTATTAGATTTCCAGAAGCAAATAAATATATTCTAGAAAAATGTGCACCATTGAAAAAAATAGAAGCCGAAGCAAAATTAAGTGATGTAGCAAAGACAGTATCACAAAATTATTCGTTGTATCATGAGTGTTCAGCTAAGACTGATTCGTGGATTGAATGGTATCAAAAACAAAAACAAATCTATGAAAAGGCTAGCGACTAAAAATGGCTACAAACGAAATACAAGAATCCTTAAGAGTTGACGTTGAAGTGTTGAAGGAAAAAGTCTTGACACTCACTCAACTTTGTAATAAAATAGATACATTGATCGAAAAACTTGTTGACAATAACGACAAGATGATCGCACAAATATACCAAGATATGGAAAAACGAAAGTCAGATACCAACACGGATGTAAAAGAATTGCACTCAAGAATTACCACAATTAGTAGAGAATTGTCGGATAAGGTTGAACTGACTGAACGTAGAATCATGGACGAAATTAAGTCCTTGCGAAATGATATTAGCGAACGTAACAAAAAAGAAGATGGCGAATTCAAGAAGCTACTAGAGTGGCGTTGGATGATTGCTGGAGGAATTGGGGTTGCTGTCTGGATCGTGTCGCAACTAAAACTTGAAGGGTTAGCGAAACTTTTCCATTGACTTGACTTTCCTCTCAAGGTGCGCTATACTGTAAGATACTTGTAACAGAGCGCAGACAATATTATGAGCATGTGGATCGATCACAAATACATCGGATGTATTTCCGTTCGTTTAGATAAATTCGTTCGTAAAAGCGATTATCTATATAACTTCCGCTGCCCAATTTGCGGAGACTCCCAAACAAATAGAACCAAAGCGCGAGGATACATATTCGCGCAAAAGGGTGGCATGTTTTACAAATGCCATAATTGTTCTGCAAGCATTACTCTAGGTAATCTAATTAAAGCTGTAGATCCAAATCTTTACAAAGAATATTGCTTAGAGCGATACAAAGAAGGCGAGACTGGAAGAAAGCCACACAAGGAGCATGGATTCGTATTCAAGCCAGTAAAGTTTGGAAGCAACAAGTCTGAAAACTTTAAAGGCATTCTTATTCCTTTGTCTGAACTTGATTCTATGCATGAAGCTATTGTTTATGCAAACAAGCGAAGAATTCCTAAAGCAAAATTTAATGAATTGTATTTTGTTGACAATGTGCAAAAACTCAAATCGTTTTCGCCAGAATATGAATTAAAGATTGTAACCGAAGAGCCAAGAATTGTTTTTCCATTCTATGATGGTGAAAATGAATTGGTTGGCTTATCTTGTCGTGGTATTCGTGGCGAAAAGCAAAGATATCTTGTATTGAGAATCAAAGATGAACTACCAATGTTATTCAATATGAATCACATCAATAAAAATGATTCTATATACGTTACCGAAGGTGCTATTGATAGTTTGTTTCTTCCAAATGCTGTTGCTGTTGGAAACTCAAATCTAAAGTATGCAATCAAAGTCATGGATTCAAATGAGAACATTGTTCTGATCTATGACAATGAACCAAGAAACAAAGAGATCGTTAGAGAAATGAAAAGTGCTATTGATGCTTCAGCAAAAATTTGTATCTGGCCCAAATCTTTTAAAGAAAAAGATATTAATGAGATGGTACTAGCTGGGAAGAGCGAGGAAGAGATCCTCAATACAATAAATAAAAATACTTTTCAGAAAGCGGAAGCATTATTGTGTTATAATGAATGGAGAATGGTATGACGGTAAAATTAGTTAGTTATTCGCAGCAAGCAGTTGATCATGATAAATTAGATGGAGTTGAATTTGAACTACCCAACCTACAAGAACTCGTTGCGTATTGTGCGCGAGTATCGAATCCAAGCAATCAGTCCAATAGCGACACTTCAGAAAAACTCATCAAATACCTCATACGAAACAAGCACTGGAGCCCACTCGAAATGGTCTCAGTTTGTCTCGAAATCGAAACCACAAGAGACATTGCAAGACAGCTTCTGCGACACAGAAGTTTCTCGTTCCAAGAATTCAGCCAGCGATATGCTGACCCAACTAAGGAACTCAATTTCTTACTTAGAGAAGCTAGACTCCAAGACTCAAAAAATAGACAGAACAGCATAAAGACTGATGATGCTGAGTTGCAGAAGCAGTGGAATAAACTTCAAAGTAATGTAATTAAAGAGGCTATCAATGCATATAGTTGGGCGATTAGCAATGGTATCGCAAAGGAGCAGGCGCGAGTGGTTCTTCCTGAAGGAAACACGCTCTCAAGACTCTACGTCAACGGAACACTTAGATCCTGGATCCACTACATCGAACTCAGAGATGGAAATGGAACACAGCTTGAACACGCAGAAATCGCAAGAGCATGTGCAGAAGTAATTGCAAAAGTATTTCCAATAATTAAAAGTATAAGAGAGGGTTGAATGAAAAATGAAATTGTTTTAGACTATAGTAGAGACTCGCTCTTTGATGAATTGGGAATTAAGAGACTCAAAGAATCGTATATGCGAGAAGATGAAGTATCACCACAGGAGAGATTTGCGTATGTTTCAAACACTTTTGGATCGAATAAAGATCATGCTCAGCGTTTGTACGATTATTCTAGCAGGCATTGGCTTAGTTATTCTACTCCCATTCTTAGTTTTGGTCGCTCTAGGCGTGGCCTTCCTATCAGCTGCTTTCTTCCGTTCTTACATGATAGTGCAGAAGGATTAGTAGACTGTCTTGCTGAGGTGAATTGGCTTTCAATGCTAGGAGGTGGAGTTGGAATTGGTATCGGCATTCGCAGTTCGGATGATAAGTCGGTTGGAGTCATGCCCCACCTTCGCACATATGACGCATCATCTCTCGCTTATAGACAAGGTAGGACTCGTCGCGGTAGTTACGCTACATACCTTGATATTTCTCATCCCGACATTCTTCTATTTCTTGAAATGAGAAAGCCTACGGGCGATCCTAATCTTCGTTGCTTGAATCTACATCATGGAATCAATATTCCAGATGCATTCATGAAGATCATTGAAAATTCAATGCTGGATAAGAACTTTGATGATTCGTGGGAGTTGCGTGATCCACATAGCAATGAGGTGCGAGAAGTAGTTTCTGCTAAAGACTTGTGGCAGCGCATTCTTGATATTCGTATGCAAACTGGTGAGCCTTATCTACACTTCATTGACGCAAGCAATAGAGCAATGCCACAGTTTCAAAAAGACTTAGGCTTGTCAATTAAACAAAGCAATCTATGCTCAGAAATTATTCTAGCTACAGATAGAACCAGAACTGCCGTGTGTTGCTTGTCATCAGTTAATTTGGAGTATTTTGATGAATGGAAAGATCATCCAACTTTCTTGCGTGATATTGCTGAAATGCTTGACAATGTTCTTCAGTATTTCATTGATAATGCGCCTACAGCCGTGGAACGTGCAAGGTTCTCTGCCAGTCGTGAGCGGAGTATTGGCATCGGTGCTCTTGGCTTCCATGCTTATTTACAACGAAATAACACACCGTTCGAATCAGCGCTCGCAGTAGGAAGAAATAGACAAATTTTTAAACACATTAGAGAAGGATTAAACAATGCAAATCTTGAATTGGGCAAAATACGAGGTGAAGCGCCTGACGCCGTTGGTACTGGCTTACGATTTAGTCATCTTATGGCCATTGCTCCTAATGCTAGTTCTTCCATCATTATGGGGAACACTAGCCCTAGTATTGAGCCTTATCGGGCTAATGCTTATCGGCAAGATACTCTTTCGGGATCTTCGTTAAATAAGAACAAATGGTTAGATAAAATAATTAAAAATATTGTAAAGAATGATGAAGAGTATCAATCTATTTGGTCAAGCATTATTGCTAACGATGGTAGTGTACAACATTTAGATATTCTTGACGATTGGACAAAGGATGTATTCAAGACTTCTATGGAGATTGATCAGCGTTGGCTAGTTAATCATGCTGCAGATAGACAAGAATACATAGATCAAGCACAATCATTGAATCTATTCTTTAGACCAGACGTTAATATCAAATATCTACATGCTGTACACTTTCAAGCATGGAAGCAAGGTTTAAAGACTCTTTACTATTGTCGTTCTGAGAAGATCGGTAAAGCAGACAAAGTTTCAAAACGAATTGAACGCGAAGTTATTAAAGAATTAGATATGAAAGCACTTATTGAAGGAGATACTTGTTTAGCTTGCGAATGATAAAAGTAACTATAAAAAGGATAACTATAATGTATGAATATAAAGCAAAGGTTGTCAAAGTTGTTGACGGAGACACAATAGATTTAGATATTGATGTTGGTTTTAATATCACAATACGTCAACGTGTTCGATTGATGGGAATTGATACACCAGAATCTAGAACTAAAGATTTAGTAGAAAAGGAAAAGGGTTTAAAAGCAAAGCATATTACAGAAGGATATGCTCTTAAAGCAAAAGAAACCGTAGTTAAAACATACAAAGATGACAAGTATGGTAGAATGCTTGTCGATTTAGTTTGTGATGGTGTAAACGTCAATCAGAAATTGATTGACGGCGGATTTGCATGGAATTACGACGGCGGTCATAAAGATAAAGATTTGACAAAATTGATTTAAATGAATAATGCTTTTCTTTGGTGGTCATTTCGAATAGTGGAAATGATCACTTGCCTACATATCATAATAAATGTTTGGCGTCACTGGTAACAAAGGAGTAAAATGCATTACAAATCAATCTTCATATCTGATGTTCATTTGGGATCTAAAGAATGTAAGGCTGATAGACTAAACAATTTTCTAAAAGAAAATAGTTGTGATACATTATATCTTGTTGGTGATATTATTGATGGTTGGAAAATACAACAAAATAAACTACATTGGAAGCAAAGCCACTCTAATGTAATTCGTAGATTTTTAAACTATAGCAAAGATGGCAGTAAAGTAATCTATATTGCTGGTAATCATGATGAATTCTTACGCCCATTCATGCAATATAAACTTGCATTTGGTCGTATTGAAATTCATAATCAGTATGAGCATCTAGGTGTTGACGGTAAAAGATATCTAGTAACCCATGGTGATCTATTTGATGGAATTACTAGACTTGCACCTTGGCTAGCATTTTTAGGAGATAAAGCATATGACTTTATTTTATCGATTAATAGCAAATACAATTGGATACGCCATCGTTTTGGTTTTGGGTACTTTAGTCTTAGCAAATACCTTAAGCATAGAGTAAAGAAAGCTGTAGACTTTATCTTTCAATTCGAAAGAAATCTAGCAGAGTATTGTAAGAAGCGTGGATTCGATGGCGTTATCTGTGGGCACATACATCATGCAGAGATTAAAACAATAGATGGTATAATCTATATGAATGATGGTGACTGGGTTGAATCATTGACTGCATTAGTTGAACATGTAGATGGAAGATGGGAAATCTTAACATATACTAAAGGAGACTCAAATGTGGTTACTACTATTGATAGCGGTGCACTCGACGAATCCTAATGACATACCTGGTAGACTATCTTTAGAATTTGAAACAAAAGAATCATGTGAACATAGTTTAAGCACTTTAAAATATTGGTTAAAGTTTGACTCATTTAAGGTAGAAGGTAAATGCGTAAAAAAATTCTAATTGTCACAGACAATCTAAAGGATCAAATAAATGGGGTTGTCGCGACTTTTAAAAATATTGAAATATGCGCTGATTCTGATGGGTACGATTTTGTTTATATTGATCCCGGGCAGTTCTCTTATATTAATTGTCCTGGTTATGCTGAAGTTAAAATCGCTTGGCCTAGAGGAATCGGAAAAAGAATTGAAGAGATTAATCCAGATCACATTCACATTGCTACGGAAGGGCCCGTAGGTCTAGCAGCAAGAATTTGGTGCGACAGAAATGGATACTTTTATAATACAAGCTATCATACGAAGTTTCCAGAGTTTCTGAATACGATATATAAGATACCCACAAAATTAACATATCGTTATGTTAGATGGTTTCATAAACATTCTGGTAGAGTCTTAACTACCACAAATTCTATGGTTGATGAATTAAAGACAAGAGGCTTTAGATCTGATATAATCCCATGGACTAGAGGTGTAAATAGAGAACAGTTGAATCCAAGCGTAAGGCATCTGAAACAAATTATTCCAAAAGTTCTTTATGTTGGTAGAGTTTCAAAAGAGAAGAATCTAGATGATCTTTGCCAATATCAAAATGAATTTAATATTGTTATCGTTGGCGATGGACCATATAGAAAAGAATTAGAGAAGAGATATTCTAGAGTAGAATTTGTTGGATATAAGATTGGTGTCGAATTAGCTAATCATTATGCATCTGCAGATGTATTTTGTTTTCCAAGTAGAAACGATACATTTGGAATAGTAATGATTGAAGCAATGAGTCTTGGTACACCAGTTGCAGCATATGATGTTACTGGACCAAAAGATATTGTTGTAAATGGATTGAATGGATATGTTGGAACTAGTTTATACGAATGCATTGAAGGCTGTTTGTATTTAAATAGAGTTAAAGTACAAGAGTCTTCAAAGAAATGGACTTGGAAGAGTTGCTGGGATATTTTTAAAGATAACTTAATTAGAGCGAGATAAAATGTCAAAAATAAAAAACGTAATGTTGGGAAGAGATGAATTTAAACCATTCAATTATCCTTGGGCATATGACGCATGGCTAAAGCATGAGCAGTCGCATTGGTTGCATACCGAGGTTCCAATGGCAGAAGACGTAAAAGATTGGAAGAAGAAGCTAACAGAACAAGAAAAGTCATTTCTTACACATATATTTCGATTTTTCACGCAAGGCGACATTGACGTTGCTGGTGGTTATGTTGGAAATTATTTGCCATATTTTCCTCAACCAGAAGTAAGAATGATGTTGCTTGGCTTCGCTGCAAGAGAAGCATTACACGTTGCTGCATATTCGCATTTAATTGAAACACTAGGACTACCAGAAACAACTTATAGTGAGTTTCTAGAGTATCAACAAATGCGCGAGAAGCACGAATATCTTTTAGACATTTCATCAAAGAATGGAAACAAAGGATCTATTGCAAAGCACATTGCTGTGTTTTCTGCATTCACAGAAGGTATGCAATTGTTCTCTTCGTTTATTATGCTATTGAACTTTCCTAGACATGGAAAGATGAAAGGTATGGGACAGATCATTACATGGTCAATTGTTGATGAAACACAACACGCTGAGTCTATGATTAAATTGTTTAGAACTTACATTGAAGAAAACAGAGAAATTTGGGTTGACGAACTAAAATCAGAGATATATACTATCGCAGAGAAAATGGTTCAGCTAGAAGATAAGTTTATTGATTTAGCATTTAGTATGGGGTCGATGGAGAATCTATCTTCTGAAGACGTTAAAGAATATATTAGATACATTGCTGATCGTAGACTTATTTCACTTGGCATGAAAGGAATCTTTAAACGTAAAAAGAATCCTTTGCCATGGGTTGAAGAAATGATTAATGCACCGACACACACTAACTTTTTTGAAAACCGTGCTACCGACTATGCAAAGGGTGCATTGAGCGGTAAATGGGATGACGTATGGGGCAAAGCAGCATGATTACACTTGAAACACTTGTGACTTTAGCAAAAGAAATCGAAATGGAAGATCCGATCGATTGGGGAATGCTAACTATCAATGAAGAAGATGCATATCGTTTGATTGGTGCATCTATTCTAGAAAAATTCAATGAGCCATGGCAAATTGAAAATCAAGTAGCAATGCTTGCAACAATTACAAAATTAGTTGTAGAAAATTTTGTTCTAAACTTAAAAGTAATTAAGGAATAATATGGCATTTCTCGTAGCAAATCTTCCTCCAGTACATTGTTATGTTAGGAAAGAATTTCTTTATGACTTTGAAAAAGGATTTTTTGAATACGAGCCTTGCATTTGGGTTTCAATCAAATCAATTCGTGGACAAGCATTTCGTATAGAAGCATATCTTCCAAGATATGGTGCGCTATATGATAAGTTGCCTCTTCATGCATACGTTTCGCGAAATAAGAATTTAGATGCTAAGAAGTTTCTTCCTTTAGATTATCTTCAGATTTGGGATTGCTTTAGTCACGATATTACTGTGATTAAGAAATCATTTCTTTCAAATTTGACAGCAAAGTTTTACGCAAAGAACAAAGAGTGGCATAGTGGTGGATATCTATTCACGGTAGATAATGGTGCTCCAGATTCAAATATTTTAGATACTACATACGCAGAATGGCCCGAAGACCACAAGTCTTTTAATTTTATCGAACTAGATAATGGGCAATATGCAGCACAACCAAATAATCGTACAATATTTTTGGATGCAGCTTCGAATCCTAAAGAATTGAGTTTTCCAGACTTTAAAGTTTGCACTAAGAAATATATTGTCGAACAAAATTCAAAATGGGCTTTAGGTGATACCAACACAGTTACTTACGAATAGAGGGACACATATGTCAAATTTTATAGTTTTTTGCGAATCATGTGATACGGAATATAAGTTAGTTCCGATGGGAGATGAATTTAGAGATCCACCAACAGTATGCTCATTTTGTGGATCAGATTTAGATAAAAATAATGCTGTCGATAGTCAAGAAGAATTAGACTTTGATGAAGACGAAGAGGATTGGGAAAAACTAGTTGAAGAATCTTTTAAAGATAATTCTGAAGACTGGGAAGATAATTGATTGTTGCTGGAATCGACTATTCGATGACTTCTCCAGCATTATGTGTTTACAATACAGAATCTGGAGAATTTTCATTTGATAATTGTACATTCTATTTTCTTACACAAAGTAAGAAGTATGAAATAGATACTGAAAACATTCATGGAATGCTTTTTGAATACGACAACGAAATGCAGAGATATGATACAATCTCCAGTTATTTTCTTGATAGAATAATGGAGAATGAAGTTGACAAAGTGTACATGGAAGACTATTCTTTAGGATCAAAGGGTCGAGTGTTTCACATTGCAGAGAACACAGGAGTTTTGAAATATCGCATGTGGAGTTTTGGAATTCCATTTCAAACGATTCCGCCAACAGTCATTAAGAAATTTGCAAGCGGAAAAGGAAACGCTAACAAAGAGCGTATGCAAGAAGTATTTGAAGAACATAATGAGGTGAAGCTAAAACAACTATTTAATATGACCGATAAGCAATGGAATCCATCATCAGATTTAATAGATGCATACTACATATGTAAATATGGTTTGAATGATAACACACTACAATAAGGTACATTATGGAAGATGATAAGCCTGTTTCAATTTTTAATTTTAACGACAACAAAAAAGCCAGACAGCCAAAAGCAGTAGCGCAATTATATACATTCTATCTTACTGGTCAAATCACCAGTTCAGAAGATTATATCGAATGGTTCGAAACTATTCGAAATGCATCTCAGATGGACATTGTTAAAATTCACATCAATTCTCAAGGCGGCGATTTGTTTACCGCAATTCAATTTTTGAGAGTTCTTGGAGAAACGCAAGCACATGTGATTTGTTCCGTAGAAGGCGCTTGCATGTCTGCAGCAACTATGATATTCTTACCAGCAGATACACATGAAATCTCAGAACATTCCATGTTCATGTTTCACAATTACTCTGGTATCACTATGGGTAAGGGTGGTGAAATGTACGACAACATTACGCACGAACGTAAGTGGTCTGAAAAGATTCTACGCGGAGCATATGAGGGGTTCTTGACCGAAGAAGAAATCAAGTCCATATTGAACAACAAAGATATCTGGATGAGCGGTGAAGAAGTAATTAAACGATTGAAAGGTAAAAAGGCAGAGAAGTCTGCTAATAAAACTAAGGTGAAAAAAGATGACGTTAAACCAGAACCAGTTGCAGACAAACAACCTACAAACGACGGACCAGTCGCTCCAGCAACAAAGCGACCAGCAAAAAAGCCAAAGCAATCCTGAAAGTGTTTTTCTAGTGTCATCAGCAATTCATGCAAAGCATGGAGTCTATGACACAGAAACAAGATTCAAACAAACGATTGAAACTTGTAAATCAATTCGCGAAAGGTGTGATACTAAAATCATCATTCTTGATGGCGGATACAAAGATTTAACTTCCGAAGAAAAAGCTGAACTTGTAGATTACATTGACGAATTCTACACGTTTAGTGAAGAAGAGATTGTTAAACAGATTCAAAGCATTCCTAATCACGATATCGTAAAGAACATGATTGAACTAGTCATGTATGGATCATTTTACGATAGAGTTGCTGAAGAGGGTTGGCGAGAGAAATATAAACGAATCTTTAAAATGTCTGGTCGTTATACTTTGAATGATACTTTTAATTATCAAAAGCACATGGATGCTAAAGATAAGATTATCATTCGTGGTCCATTCACTAGTCAATTTAGTCCAGACACAACTGGTGGAGTGACTCTACAGTATATGTCACGGCTTTGGAGTTTTGATGCATTTCTATTGCCGTACATTCGGGACATTTATGTTGACATGTTTCAGCATATGAATGATCAGCTTGCGAAAAAAGGTTATATTGATATTGAGCATTTGCTATTCCATCATTTGGATCTGTCTCTAATTGAGAATATTGGTAAGCTAGGTCTTGATGGTAATATTGCACCCAATGGCGTGAGGATTTCAGATTGAACTACAAAATCTTTCAAATTTGTTTTGAGAAGGATCAAATCGAAAGAGTTGATCCTTTGTTTACTCCATTCGACAATACAGAGAATCTTCATCCTGAGTTGAGAGAGTATCAATCATTTAAAAGAATTTACGAAGAAGGTCATGCTAAGGGACTAGATGCATTTGGTGTGTTTGGTCCAAGATGGCAAGAGAAGCTAAGGTTTAGTGCTGAAACAATTACTAATGCGATTGATAACAATCCTGGGTATCATGTTTACGTTTTCAATCATGCTAGAGTTGTGGATGCATTGACGCATAACGTGTGGGAGCATGGTGAAATCTTTCACAAAGGAATTCAGCGAGTGACTGAATCAGCATTGAAAGCTGCTGGCTATGACACAAAAGTTTTAAATGAAGTAATGGGAAGCAATGTTTGCTATTCAAGTTATTTTGTTGCTAAAAAAGTGTTCTGGCGCGATTACTTAGACTTTCTAGATGATATGAAATCCAGACTTGAAGATTTGACTGGTGAAGATGCTAGAATATATGGTTCATCAGCAAACTATAGCAGAGACAAAGAATTGACGATGTTTCCATTCATTGTTGAAAGATTGTTTTCTACCTTTCTTCATCTAAATAAAGAGTATAAGGTTTATAGCAATCCTTATGATTACTCTGTATATCAAGTTCCTGAGTTTGAAAGTGTATTAGAAACACTAAATCATTTGAAAAGACAGTCTATAGAGACTAAAGACATAGACACATATAAACGTTGGCATGGTTTAAGAGAACGAATTTTAATGGATCATCCTAGAGTATTCCATTTGGATTGATTGCTATGAACAACATTTTCGGACCTACAATAAACTGGATCAGAGATGATTACAAATCAAATCGTGTTAGGTTTGTTATGGAGTTATTTGCTTGGGCTCTTAGTATTGGGTGTGCTGCTACGATGGCTGGAACAGTACCAAACCCTCCACTTATGGCTCTTTATCCCGCTTGGATTACTGGTTGTGCTATCTATGCCTGGTGTTCTTGGTCTCGCCGCTCATTTGGTATGCTCGCTAACTACCTTCTGCTTGTCACCATTGATGCCATAGGCTTGGTAAGAATGCTTTTCTAATTTGACTTTTTTTCTTGGAGAATGTATTATGATAGTTGAACTCATAAAAGATCCAGAAACAGGAGACTTGATTCTTCCGCTTTCTGATGAGATTTTTGAAGGATTGGGTTGGAAAATCGGTGACACAATTCAATGGATTGACAATAAAGATGGGAGTTGGACTATGAAAAAAGTTGAAGAAACTCAATTGGTTCTTGTTGAAACTGTTTCTATGTTTCGACAAAGGTATATGATAGAAGTTCCCGTCGGTACTGATAAACAAGGAAACGACAAATCTCTATGGGCACTTGATACAGTAAGTTGCAATGACGCGAAAGAATTTAGTCAAGAGCATTTGGGTGAGACAATTGTTAGTCATCGTGTTGTTTCTAGAAAAGAAGCAATGACGCTATGCGATACGGACAATGAATATGCAAGTAATTGGAGTGATGATATGAAAGTGAAAGCATTCTATACTTCCTGGGAAAATGAGGAATGAAAGTTTATATTAATAAGTATCGCGATCATTGGCTATCTCCGTACACAGTTCTAGAGAAGGTTTTCTTTTGGAAAAAAGAAATTGATTACGATGATCCAATGATTGTCAAATGGGCAAAGAGACTTGAACCAGCAAGCAAAGCACTTCTAAAGTTCTTGGATTTTGTGAATCCGAAAATTAATTATATAAAGATTGACAAGTGGGACACTTGGTCAATGGATAGCACACTTGCACAGATCATTCTTCCAATGCTCAAGCAATTAAAAGATACTAAGCATGGCGCTCCATTTGTTGATGATGAAGACGTTCCAGAAGAATTACGAAGCACGTCAGCACCCCCAAAAGAAGATGACCATAGTGTTGATGATAATCATTTCAAGCGTTGGGATTGGGTTCTTGATGAAATGATTCAGGCATTTGAATGCAAGTTGAATCAAGATTGGGAGGATCAATACTCTATTGGCGAATGTAATTATATTTTCGTCAAAGAAGATTCTAATCCAAATCTTTCAAAAATGGTAGAAGGTCCAAATCACACTAGAAAAACAGATTGGGCTTCACTTGAAGCACATTATAAAAGAAATAGAAATGGATATCGACTCTTTGGGAAATACTATGAAGGTCTATGGGATTAATAAGACTTTCTGGAATCTATAAATAATTGATAGGAAGCGTCAATCCATTTATTATTAAAATCATTTTCTGCGTTGATGAGACTCTCTAAAAACAACTTGTTTGCATTTCCTGGAATAAATTTTTGAACAAAATCTCGTTTCGAAACTTGAATCCAATCTACAAATGTTTTTAGTTCAGAAACTGTTGACATGATTCTTCCTTTTAAAGAATAGTCTATTATTTATTAGGGAGAAAAGATCATGGAATTTTTAACAGAAGATGTAACAAAACAGTTGCTACCAAAAGTAAAAAACTTAGAAGATTGGCATGAGCAATTATTGGAAGTGTTGCCTCAATATGAAATTGATACACCAAATAGAGTTGCAGCATTCATTGCACAATGTGGGCATGAATCAGCAGGATTCACAGTTCTACAAGAAAATCTAAATTACTCTGCAGATGGACTAAAAAAGATTTTCGGTAAATACTTTCCAACAGCAGAACTTGCAAAGCAATATGCAAGAAAACCAGAGATGATTGCAAATAGAGTTTATGGAAATCGCATGGGTAATGGCGATGAAGACTCTGGTGACGGATACAAATATCGAGGTAGAGGTATCGTACAAATTACTGGTAAAAACAATTACTCTAAATGTTCTATTGCACTATTTGAAGATGAAACGCATTTACTAGAAACCCCAGACTTGCTACTAGAACCACACTATGCGATACACTCTGCATGTTGGTTCTGGAATGCTAGTCATCTAAACGCATTAGCAGACTCTGGCGACATAAAGACAATGACAAAAAGAATCAATGGTGGTTACTTAGGCTTAGAGGATAGACTTGCACATTACAACCACGCACTAGAGGTTTTAGCATGACAAAAGGTGAAAATATGAAAATTGATAGTTGGAGCGCAGCAATTGGATTGATTTTAGGATTTGCTTCACTAAGCGTAATTGTTTCAATGACAACAATTTTTTCAATAAATGTTCTATTTGGAACTTCAATTCCTATTGAATTTGAATCAATTGCTGCAATGTCTTGGTTGAGTTTTATAGTTGGTGCAATTGTGAAAGACGTTCGAGGAAAATAGATATATGTTTTATGTCTACGGAGCATACAATAGCAAAGCGACAAATAATGTCGAAATGATATTATCAATGTGTAGAAGACCTTATAAGGTTTTTATTCTGGGTGAAGACTATACGTTGCAGCAATTGCTAAGATTGATTCCAGACACAAATCATTTGCCACACATTTACGACGGACTAGAGTATATTGGTGGTGTGCGGGAGTTGTTCGAATATCTGAACGTCCACGTTAAGCAGCCGTCTCCCGGAGAACGTGGGGTTGACAGCGAAAGCGGAGCGTGATACTATACTGATGAGGTGAATATTTTATGGAGAACTTGATGAAGAATGATGGCTTATATTACCAGGTTGCAAACGAATCCGAGAAACAAGTATTCCGCGATTGGCTAAAAGCACAATTGAAACATGGCGAAGTCGTTGTAGAATTCTTAAAGAAAGATGGATCGGTTCGTAAGATGACTTGCACATTGCAAGAGAATCTAATTCCAACGAATCTGTTTGCAAAGAAAGCTGAGGATGCTCCAAAGCGAGCTGTGCCTCAAGAATCGATTGCTGTTGTAGACTTAGAAAAGAAAGAATGGCGAGCGTTTCGCTATGATGCTATTCGTTCGGTTTCATTTAACATTGGTGGTTGATATACACTATGAAATTTACTAAAGTTAATCCTGGTGCTGATGCAACCCAAATTGGTAAAGAGCCAACTTGGGTAGCTGGTCAAACCTATGAGCGCATTGATCTGATGCGAGCATTGACTTGGTATAACTATTTTTGCGATAACAAGCAAGCAAAGAACTTTCTGGTCGATTACATGACAAGTGTAAACCGCCCTAAAGATGAAATTGCATTGGTCGTTGCTGAAGGCAAAATTCCCAATCAAGTTGGTTGGATTGCGCGGATGCTATGCATGGGCTATGTTCCGCCTCCAGAGGTGAAAGAGCGATTCGTTAAAGAATTCAAATCGATTTTAGCATCTGCAAAGAAACAAGTTAAAGATACTGTAGTTTCTGTACAGCCGGTTGCGCCAGTACATACTGTATCGATTCAAGATCGGATTAAAGAAAAAGCAGAAGATGAAGTTGGCGAAGTCGAAGGACTCGTTGATGACTTCATTGCTAGTGGATGCAAATCATCAGTTGATGTTAGTGCATACTTCAAAGGCAAGAATCTTTCTACGGTTGTACTGAATCGCATGTGCGAATTCTTCATTCGAAAAGCTAAAGAATTTGAAGAGGTGATGAACTCTACTGATACTGATATCAAAGAGGGCTATTCGAACTTTACTAAGGTTCAATTGCGTAAGGTGAAAGAATTCTATGATTCGTTGGTTTCGGAAACAAATCGTAGTGCAGTCGCAAACAAGCCAATTCGCAAGAAGCGTACTGTAAAAGAGAAGCCAGCGTCTGCAGTTGTTGCAAAACTCAATTACTTACAAGAATTTGCAGAGTTAGGATTGAAGTCGATTGCACCAGAAAAGATCATTGGTGCTACTCAAGTGTGGGCTTACAATACTAAGACCAAATTGCTTGGTGTGTACAATGCAGAGAATGCAAAAGGCTTGACGGTCAAAGGCAGCACTCTACAAAACTTCAATGTCGAAACGTCAATTGGTAAGCGACTGCGAAAGCCTGAGGTGACGATCAAAGAACTGCTTGAAGCTGGCAAAATCAAACTCAAGAAAATTCTGAGCGAACTCTCCACGAAGGAATCGTTGTTGACAGGTCGCCTAAACTCTGATACCATCATCGTTAGGGTAGCGTAAGAAATGGAAGAATATATCATGGACAAC